TACACTGACTACTACTGCAATTACTTCCGGAGCAAACACGACCGCAGGTACTATTACTGGTAATTGGTCACTCACTGCTGGATCAATACTGAATGCTACATACGCTGACTTAGCAGAATACTACAGAGCGGACACGATATACGAGCCTGGCACTGTTCTAGAGTTTGGTGGCCCGATGGAAGTCACCCTTGCAACTGAAGGAACGTCCAGAGTTGCAGGAGTAGTATCTACGAATCCTGCATTTGCTATGAATGATACTTGTCCAGGTAACGCAACTGCTGTTGCTCTGTTAGGTAGAGTTCCATGTAAAGTAATCGGAACTATTAACAAAGGTGATCTAATGGTAAGTGCCGGTAATGGTTATGCAACAGCATCTTCCGCGCCAACATTAGGCACAGTGATCGGTAAAGCATTAGTAGACTTTGATGGTGATAGTGGCGTCATTGAGGTCGTTGTAGGTAGATACTAAGATAAATATAGTATAAGGATAAAAAAATGTCGTCATATGTAAATGGTAATAGTTATGTTTATACCGCAGGCAGTTCGTCTGCTGCATCAGCCAACATCCAGACTGATAAAGTTAGAATATCAACTACTACTTCAGCAGTTCAATTTGTAGCAAGTTATCCAAATGTTGCGGCTACTGGAACAGTCACTTGTGCAACTTCTTCTCCAAACGTGACGGGAAGCGGAACTAAATTCCTTAGTGAACTAGGATTGGGTTATTGGATTGGAAATGCTACTGGTACAACAGTAGGTATTGTAAAAAAGATTACTGATAACACACATGTTACTCTATTCGCTAACGCAAATGTGGCGATAACCGCAGCCGGTATTACAATTAATCCATTCGGTGTTCCATTCGCAGTAGCAGACGCAAACAGTGAAATTATTCCACCAAACACGACTAGAAATAGCATATATGTAGGTCAAGGTAATGTAATATCGTATATAGATAGTACAGGTGATACTCCAGCTCCATTCTCAATCGCAGAACTGGGCATGCCTTATGCTACTACAGGTACAAACGGAGTTCTTCCTCCACCTGTACAGGGCGCCCCGCTATCATAGCCATTTTAACTCCTTAAGCATAAATAATGCTGTTCACTCTTGAAGGTTGAAATAAGTCATAGTTCAAGGAGTGTTTTTACGCTACCCATAGCGTATGGCTTAGAACGCCACATAAGGAGAAAATCATGGGACGCCCACTAAAGATCGCTAAAGCACAAGCAGTGCTAACTATTACAGCTACTACAGCAGCAACTGGCTTAGTAACTGTTACAGAAACTCTATCAGCACCAACAAATGGTGTAACAAGTTCTTCCGCTGAAGGCATCATCGCTAATATGCCATTCGTCGTTGCAACTAACGTTGGCGGACTGGTCGCCGGCACAGTGTACTGGGTTCTTGCTGTTGTTGACGCAAATAACTTCACAGTCTCAGCGACTGCGCTTAGTGCTAATCCAACTTCTACTCCCGTCACATTAAGTGACACAACTGCTCAATCTGTAAAAGCTACAGTAGCCTTCACAGACGCATACTTCAACAACCCGCTCGGCGGCGTTGGTTACCCAACAACTAATGCAAATACTTACTCAGTGGTTGGCGGTAATACTGCGATCTACGGCAAACAAGTTCTTGCTAACGTTGCTATTGGTAAGAATGGTGTAGGTACTATCTATGGTATATCTGGAAATGCAAACATCATTGGTCAAGGCACTGACTTTGCTAATAATGTAGCGACCGGCACTGTTCTTCAAATCGCAGTAGCAAATATTAATGGTACTGAAACTAACTATACGACTGTTGGCTTCGCTAGTGCGACACACACTAATCGTCTAGTTGTTGTTGCAAATACTACTGCAACCGGTAATGTTATTGGTACTAGCGGTAATGCGCAGACACTACAACTCAATGCTCCGGTTACAGTTGACTCTACATTCGGTGGGTTGACCGCTGGTACCACATACTTTGTCAAGACTATTCCAAATGCTGCTGCATTCACAGTATCAGCAACATTGGGTGGTGCACCAAAACAACTGACAAGCAATGTAAGTGTCACTGGTAATGCGATTCAAAATGTCGTTGTGTTGAATGCAGCTTCACCGGTCACTTTCTCAAACAATGCATTCATTCAAGCAAAGGCTGAAGCAGGCTTTATCGTTCGTCAAAAAGGCAAAACAAAGTATCTAGTTCAAGGTGCTACAACTGGACTCCAAGCACAATGCTATACTGCAAATGTTGCTAACACTGCGTTGACTCCGAATACAATGACTATCACTGCAACTTATGCAAATAACCAAACTGCTAAGATTCAAAACTTGAGCGACCACAACGCAGAAGTGTTTGACTACATTACAGCAGGTTCGTTCGTGACAGGTGCAACATATACTATTGTTTCGGTTGGTACAACAGACTTCACTGCTATCGGTGCAAGTGCAAATGTTCCAGGAGTAAAATTCACTGCAACAGGATCAGGTTCAGGTACAGGTACTGCTAACTACGTAACAGGTATTACTACAACTGCTGGTTCATTCACAACAGGTGCAGTGTATACTATTCTTACTCTTGGCACAACTAGCTGGACAGGAATCGGCGCATCTTCAAACGCAGTTGGAGTCACCTTCACTGCAACAGGTGCAGGTTCAGGCACAGGTACTGCTGCTCTAAATCAGTATCCATTAGTAATCGCTTCGTTCAACACTGCTTACGCAGCGAATACTTACCCAACTGCACAACCTATGCCTATCGTAACTATCGGTAACGCATAAGAGTAAAATGAAATGACCACTCTTTCTTCTTCAGTTCAACAACTTAAGCAGAACGAGACTGAGATTGCGGTCCTTCAGGTTCAGTATAAAACCCTCGATGATAAAGTCGGGGATTTAAAAACTGACCTGAAGGATTTCCGTACACACATTGACACTCATATCAAAGATACACAAGATATGATCAAGGGCTTTCAAGAAGAAAATGTAAAATCTCACAAAGAGATGGCAACCAAAATCTCTGCATTAGAAAAATGGAAATGGATGCTCATGGGAGCAGGTGTTTTAGCAGGCGGTATGGGTTTTCCTATGATATCTAAACTATTAGGAATGCACTAGTATCACTTTTCCAATGATCTCAATTTTTCAGTAACAATATCAATGTTAACAGTAGAAAATAAACCAGGATGTAAAGGTTTAGGATACTGTTTATCTCCCACCCAAGCATAGCCAACGTGCTCATCATTCAAATCAGGAATGAACTCTTTATCTACTTCGCAGAAAAATGTATGATATGTAAACGAGTTGTTTACAAACTTTTGAATTGGAATTAGTTTCCAATTGGTATCAAACACACCGAGTTCTTCGGTACATTCTCTCTCAATACCTTCATATAGCGTCTCGTCTTTTTCTATCTTTCCACCTGGAATACTCCATGACGGATTTTTATGATCTACTCTTAGTAAGTATAGATATCGGCTAGTCGCTGCACTGTAAAAGAACACCCCCGCCGCTGACTGGGCATTTATCATATGACTATACTATAATCACCTTCTGCGTAGAAACCTTCATACGATTTCATCCACATGCCTTCAGCATTTACATATCTATATTGAACATTGGTATTGAGATTAGTTACAAATTCCACAGCAGTTGACGTTTGACTATCAAACGCGACGATCCATTGTCCAGAATCAGCATCATACTGAATGATGTCATTCGCATTGGCGATCAGGGTTCCCCAGGCTACAGTACTATTTTCGGGATAGCCAATGCTTTCAACGATAAGATATCTCACTCCAGGAGTAGGTCCAGGTAATCCTGCATTAGGTCCTACGTGTAATGGATTGATAACGCTGTTCACTGGAGCCATCGTATTTGCCGGCAGCGTATCAGGGTCAATGTTGTATATTAGAAAACGATCATCTGTTGGATTAGGAACGATTGTACCTACGATGTCAGTATCCATATACGGATTCTGTAGCCAAATCTGCGATATACCGGGTATTACTGCACCATACACATTGAGTAGGCTAGACCAATACAAGTCTGTGTTAGGATTTATTGGTTCTTCAAGAGAACTGTTAGACGGGAAGAACGGTTCATCTGCTGGAAGTAGTTGTAGTTGATTACCTAACAACAGTAACTTATATCCATACGGAGTTACCTTCTGCCTAGTTCCTAGCAGCAGATCATCATCTTGAATATCTTGGTACGATGTTCCTTGATAGATAGACATAATGATCTTTTGAATGACGCCCATCTTTCTCAGCTTAGATGATGCCGACAGCCAGATAGGCATGTAGAACTTCCAAGTCATGATGTCAATAGGATTTCCTGTTCCAACTGGAATAGACCTACTACTAAATGTTAATCCATCTTGGAATACTGCTGAGAGTGAAGTCCAATCCACAAAGTTGTCAGTGCTTTGAATCTCAAGCGCAGGGTTGAAGATGGTACCTAATTGTTCAATCAACTCTAACTTCTGTTGATAGTTTGTAGTCCAAAAATCTACAGTGATTCTTAGTGTATAAGGAACCGGCATCAAGCGCTCAATAGTGAATGCTTGCCCTTGTGTTGTTTCATAGTTCTGTGACTCTGGATTGTAAGCACGCTGTCTCACATTTAACTTATCAACAAATGTTGGATCCTGAGTCCATTTTTGGTTATATTCCAAACCACTGATATAATACGTAATCAATGGAGCCGTAGGAAGATTACTAGCACTGTTATTAGCAATGATAGTTGCTGCCTGACGACTGCTGTCACCATACATGATAGGAACTCGAACCAATATTGGATTACCTTTAGGGTCATTTCCTCTAGTAACTTGCCAATCACTGAAAATCTTAGCAAATTGTATTAGGAAGCGTCTGACCTGATTATCAAAGAAGTATTGTGCCAATATAGTATTCCTTACGGTAACGGTGGAAGTGTATCAGGTGCGACTTGTAGAACCGATGATAATGGTTGCGCCACTGGAACATATGCACTATCGTTATTTACATATATTTTATCGGGGTCATTAATAAAGCTGGAGAGCAGCGATTCATTAGTGATATTCGCAAATCCAGTCTGCGTTCTCACTTTTTCTGAGATTCTAACCCAGATCGAGCCGTCCCAACGATATAGAACTTGCGGGAGATAGTCGATTCGTAAGAAGTAGTCTCCGACTTGTGGACTCTGGGGGAATGATATGCCGGCACCAGTCGGGAATCCGTTCGGTGCAACACCATCACCAGTCATATAACCAGTTGTATAGCCGAATGTCTGAGGAGTTGATCTAGTGATGTATTGATATCCCGGTACGCAGTCTGCACGGTAGTCCATGTTGACTGTTACAGTACCAGTGAATCCAGGTAGAGTAGGATCTTGGTCTGCTGTCGCATATGTATTGTCAGCAGTACCGTATGGTCCATATGATGTTCCACTTAAAGATTCGATAGATAATGTCTTACTGGTTTCGACTGATCCAGAACCAGTAGACGATTTGACAGGATCCTGCTCAATGATTTGAAGTTGAGTTTGAACAAACTTGTCTAACTTTTCAATTACGACGCCACCATCAGCAGTCATATCCCAAATACTTTGTAATGCTTCTTGCGAAACTCGGATACCGGCTGCCGGATTCTTATAGCGCGGATCATTCAGCATCATTACTGTGCCAGTTATCGGACCACCGGTATTGCCATTAAAGGTCACTACATCAATTGGATTCGCTGGCTGATCATACTTGTTTGATAGCAGACCATTTGACTCATACTCCCCGTAAGTGGGTACGACATACAGGTTGCTCGTATCATAGCCAGATTTTGGTAGCAAGCGTTCTGCTTCTTGTAAGTTGGCGTCATTGATGGCAATATTTTTATTGTAAGTAGAAAGAATGTCGGCAAGACTGCCGTTGTTAACAACTTGCCAATATGCTGTGTTTGGTGGAGTAGTCCCAGGAGGAACATTAGTAGTAGACTGATAGATCACTCCGCCGTATGTTACGGTATATCCCGGTGGATAAGTCTTCGTGGTATCAAAATCACCAAGGTAGTTATCCTGATCTATTGGGGCATTGAGAATGTCAGCAAACTCTTCGGAGTTGACAAGTGGTTCACACTTTATACGCCATAGATGAGGATACCAAGTTTG